TTTCCATCGTTTGATTATATTCTTGTTTCGACATTACTCCCAATGGACCTGCTACAACAATGTTTTCTCCGCCGCGTTTCTTATGAAAAAATCGGCGTTTGCGTTGTGTTTTTCTACGACTATGACGTTTGGATTTCTTTGTTCGTCGCATTCTATGATGATCTTTTATTTTATATAAACAACTCTCTTATGAATGGATTCTGCGTACTCTTCTAAGATTCTGCGCTTATTGGACCCCTTCCCTTTGATCGATCGCGCGGATAAATATGCCGCGATCACTTTATCATTGTCCTGGATTTCAAGAAGTTGAGGAGGTGCCTCTCGAATGGAGATCGGTAACGGAGTTCGAGTCGTGATCTTGAACTCTTTTAGATCCGACGGCGAGATCAATTGCTCCACAAAGACTGGTTCTGTGAAATAGCGTGAGGGCTTCGCGGGACATGCCTTTGTTATATGACCATACTTCGCACACGTGGAGCAGTATCGACTGTTTCGGATCGGACACACAAACTCCTCGTGCGGAATTCGAACGTTCTTCAAAATCGGTTTACAAATACTACACATCTACGGGTTTGCTGGATCATGGATGTGATCCATTTATTCAATTTTATTTCTGTGATCCGATCAAATGTCTGCGGATCAGATCCATTTCTTTCTCCATCTACGCGATCAGATCAAACTCTATCATTGGCAAACTCGAGTCTATTCTCGACACATTGCGACCGATCAGATCTTGGAAAAGATCGAAAAAAACATTGATTCGTTCGTCGAAGTTTATATTGGAAAATATGGACGACCGAAATTAAGTGGAGCAAAAGCCACCATTACGTTACATAATCTTACGGAAGCAGGTGCTTCACGATTGATCAAAGCTGCGATCAAGCATCTACAAGGACCACTTACCAAATCCCTTCGTGCTGGCAGCGATTCGGATCTGATCAATATTCGCGATGAAATGATCAGCGATCTTAATCAGTTGTTGTATTTGTTTACTCTCCATTGAGTTGATTTTATAATGGAAAGGGAATGACCCATCCTAGTTTTACACCGGCCCCATTCGTTCCATTTGCCATTGCTTGAAGCGGATATAGTTTATTAACCAGAGAAACAGCGGATTTAAAATCATTTTTCTCTTTATGGGTTTGAAATCGATAATACGCAGGTGTAGTTCCATTCGTAACATAATTCACATAGGCGTTTGAATTAAATGCGTACACCTGTCGAAACAAATTCAACTGATTGGTATAGGTCATCAGTTGCGTTTGTGACATTGTTTTTATATTCAAATCCAGCGGTACATTCTGAAGATTATATTTGGTGTATCCGTCATACGCAATTAGATTTGTGGTAGAATATAACGTAGGGAACTGATTCGGATAATTAATAAAGTATTGTTTATAGGTTGGGTTTTTATTTAACCAATTGGCAAGTCCTCGTATGTCATAAAAACAAGGCGGTGGAATCGAATTTGTACTCGGGAAGGTAGACGGGATCGACATCTCTATCATCTAAAGATATTGTTACGTAGTCTTACTAATGGATTACCTTCCTGGCAATACCCTATTGTCCACGGATTACCTTCCTGGCAATACCATCCTACCAGCCGAAGAAATCGAAGTGAATCTCGCAACTTCATTGGATACACCCTTGAAACGTAAGATTATCATCTTAGCCACCAATGAAGTAAATGACCAAACCCTCTTTATTAACGGCCTCACTCAAAATATTGTCGTGTTATATCATTTGTTTGAAAGTCTCGGATATTCGTCCTATCTTCTACAACACTCCGTTCAAAATACGGAAAAGAAGAACTTCATTCATTCGTATCGCACGATTAGTACGCAAGAAATGGTTCAAAAGCAACTTCCCATTCGCGCGTTCATTGAAATTGGAATGAGTTTGGACTCGGTTACCCGTGGATACCTTCGTACGATCGGTGCCAAGATTGTGAAACTTTATCTCGGAAACATCATTAACATTGATATTGAAACCATCCAGAATTATAGCAATATGTTTTTCAATCATCATATTGTTGGAGAAATTGATGAAATTTGGACGAGTCCACATTATCAACAGCACGTCGAATATGCCGCAGTTCTGAATCGTACACCGATTGAAAATAGTCGTGTGGTTCCGTACGTATGGGATCCGTTTCTGTTGACCAAATACGGGAATAAAGATCAGTTTGAGTGGGTCGCACCAAGTGATTGGCGTACAGTCGACGTAGTGATCGTAGATCCCAATATTTCCTTTCAGAAATGTACCTTTTATTCATTGTTGTTGGTCGAAGCCTTTTCGAAGAAATATCCAGAGTGGAAAGGTAACGTTCAGATCATTAATGGTGATCGATTGAAACTTTCCTCCAATGCGCATAATAATTTATTGCCATCTTTGGAACTGTATCGTTCTGGGCGGGTCTTTTTGTATGAGCGTAAAAAGATCCATACCATTTTGACAGAGAACCGATCCGCCTGTTTCTTGACCCATCAATGGAACAATGCGTACAATTATATGACACTGGAACTCATGTATGCTAATTTTCCGATTGTACACAATTCAGATGGATGGGATACCTATGGCTATCATTATTCCATTAATGACTGGGAGAAGGCCATTCAAACATTGGCAAATGCCATTCAGAATCACCAGACCAATATGAATATTTATCAAACTCACGCGACCCGTTTGATGTGGAAACATTGTATTCATAATCCTGATATTCAACGACGTTGGAAGGAATTGTTGTAACCGATACGATTTCAGCATAAAGATTACGCTTGATTACAAGCTAATAGAATGCCACGTGTAGGAATTTCATATCGACCGAATGATGATTTGTTTTACAGTGGTTGGAATCAAACTGCTCTTTTATTAGTTGAACTTTTTACGCTATTGGGATACGACGTCGTTCTAGTGGACTCTAGTAACAGTGATACCAAATGGTGGTCCGATTATCCCGTGTCTGGAATCACAACGATCAATCTCTATCAAACAACGGGTTTGGATCTGTTGATTGATATCGATGGACGGATCGCTCCTGAAACACGTTTATCCGCGGCACAGAAAACCATCGTCTTTCTCCGTTCCTTTCTTCAATTTACCGAAATGGACGCATCCGTTTATATCGAAACACCCTATGTCGCGCGTAGCCTGAATCATGTACACGAGATCTGGTGTTGGGACCTTCTTAATCCTGCGAATACGATTCCCTCCATTCAAACCCTGTTTCCTTGTCCCATTCGACGTGTGCCTTTTATCTGGTCCCCTGCGGTTGCCGAACATTATTCAAAAGGTAAAATGGGTGTCTTTCTAGAAAATGAATCATGGTCCATCCACGTCGCTGAAAAGAACAAAGAAAATACGAGCTCCGCCGTTCTTCCACTGGTTGCCATTCGAGAACTGTGTCAGAAAAAGGTGCTGAATGCGAAATATCTGATTCACAACATGGATTCGATCAAAGACAATCGCTTCTTGAAAGAGAATGTTCTTGATAACATTGAAAGTGACAAACTCCCTCTCCAAATGGTTCCCAAGGAGCCTTTTTACTCATGGCTGTCGGATCGTTCCATCCTCTTCGCCCATTCACGGTTCACCCCACTTCGCATTGGAATGTTAAATGCGATTTGGATGGGCCTTCCAGTGATTCATAATAGTCCCGTGTTACGCGATCTTCATCCTGTCCTCACAACTATGTATTATCGAGGAAATGAAATTAGTGGCATCTGTTCCGCTTTTTCAGCATTTATCGGATCATCCAATGCGTATTATGTCGCACTTCCTGATATTCGTCTCGCGATCTTGACTCACTATGGTATTTTTGCGAATCAAGAAACATGGAAGGCACTTGTCGAGGAGACACTTTCTGCTCCGATTGTTACTCGCGCGGCTTTACCTACGGCTTTACCTGCGGCTTTACCTGCGGCTTTACCTGCGGCTTTACCTGCGGCTGTACAGCCAATTACGTTTGATCAAGCAAACTTACTGGTTGCGTTTTCTGATATGTGGCCTGGATTCAATTACGACTCAAACTTCATTACCGACGCACTTCGAAATCATCTTGGATCCAATTGTATTATAAAAGGAGTGCCATACGATCCCTCCATTGCCCCTCATTTGATCCTCTGCGGACCTTACACCGAGAATTGGAAACAGATTACTTCCTCTGCTCCTAAAGTATTCTTTACTGCGGAGCACTGGAGCGAGCCATCTGGATTCGATTTGTACTTGACATCTTCCCGTGTCGAGGATGACAAGCACCTTCGCCTTCCTGTATGGATGACCTTTATTGATTGGTTTTCAGGTTCTACGACACTTCCTACTAATACCGAAGATAATCCCATTCGTCTTCCTGTTCATTTTGCGATGACTCCCCATCCTGTCGGCTTTGCCGATCGCAAAGAGTTCTGTGGATTCGTCGTTACCAATCCTATTTGTACGATTCGAAACGAAACCTTTCAGGCGATCAATGCGTATAAGAAAGTGAATAGCGGCGGAGCGCTCTATAACAACATTGGCGGACCATTGGCTCTCAAATATCCTGGCGGTGGGTGTGGTGATCTTTCGAAGAATGTGTTTTTTGCCGAGCACCAATTCACGATTAGTTTCGAGAATGCACAAGTTTCTGGTTATATCACCGAGAAAGTCCTTCATGCTAAAATGGCAGGATGTGTCCCTATTTACTGGGGCGATTCCCATACCGATTCCGACTTTGTTCCCCATTCGTTCTTGAACTTGTCTGCAATTTCGGATCCTGCTCGTGTGGTCGATGTGATCAAGAAGCTAGAAGCCAATCCTGCGATGTGCGCAACCATTGCGTCTACGCCCATTCTCAATGAGGAAAAGAAGAAGAAAGCATTGGATGTTCTCACGCGTATCTGTCAGCGCATGATCGCTCTTTTACCTTCGGTTATACCTTCGGTTATACCTTCGGTTATACCTTCGGTTATACCTTCGGTTATACCTTCTATTAAGAAACAGGCTACCACCATTCCTGCGCCAAGTAAAATCGAAGGCATTCAAAAAACATACGTTATCAATCTGGATACCCGTCCTGATCGTTGGACAACACTCATGGAGGCCGAGCCCTATTTGGAATCTATGGTAGAACGTGTAGCTGCCGTGAACGGTAAGACACTTACCATGAATCCGTTTATTTATAATATGTTTAACAAGAATGAGTTCCAATGGAAGAAATCGATTATTGGTTGTAATTTGAGTCATATTTCCGTTTGGAGTAAGATTGCGGTAGAGAGTGAAGGCAAATATTTCTTAGTATTGGAAGATGATGTTCGATTTCAAAAAGGATGGATGGATCAATGGAAAGAGTATCTCGCGCACATTCCCGCCGATGCCGACTTGCTGTATCTGGGCGGCGTTCTTCCTCCCAATAAACCCGCTCTGCCCTTGGCATCTCAGAAGTACAATGACCATTGGTCCTTCATTCAGCCTAATACATTGTTTAGTCCTGTTCCTCTACCCGTCTTTCACTTCTGCGCCTATAGTTATATCCTGACACGAACGGGTGCCCAGAAGCTCATGACCTACTTGTTTGAGTCCGAGCAGAAATCGTTCACCGTCAGCGACCATCTGCTCGGACATCCTTCGGTGGGTCTCAAGAAATATTTTACAACCCCCCTTCTCTCCTACTGCTTTCAAGAGGATGATTCCACCTATGTTAACTCGCAATTCAATGACCTTCATCGCGAGGATACGTTTGATAGTGATATTTGGAACAATAAGGAATGTTTTACACAAGAGGAACTTGCCCCATTTGTGCCAAAGGTGGAGTCATCGGTTGTAGAAACTCCTTCATTAGATCATCATGTCTATTTCTTTCCAGGCGAACAACATGTGAATGAACCCTATGAAATGAAATGGCTCAATGAAATTTTGCCTTCTCCCATTCGGCTTATCCCTTTGATGGATCAAACGGAAATTGGACATCATTTCTGGTTTCTTGTCCAGCGCCCCTATGTTCCTCAAATGATTCGATTGTTTCAAGAATTGGAAATGAGTCAAATCCCCTTCAAAGTCATCCATCTTAGCGATGAGTTTGAAAAAGATGATATCACCTTTTATTCTTATTCCATGTGTACGGCTGTATTTCGCAATTATGTTCGTGAAGAAGCATTAAAGATGCCGCATGTCATTACCGCTCCACTCGGATACCATCAACAGTCCACACAGGCTCCCAAGAAGTTCAATGAGCGCGATTTGGTATGGAGTTTTCATGGTACGGATTGGTTTGAACGTTCCACCCAACTTCGTGAGTTTGTTTCCTTTGTCCCCTACAGTTGTCATCTCCAGCCTCATTGGAACCATCCCACTGCCACCAAAGAAAAACTATACTTGACCCATATGGGGAACAGTAAGTTCTGCCCCATTCTCAAAGGACAGAATCCAGAAACCTTTCGCATGTATGAAGCACTTGAATCAGGAGCCTTACCTATTACCACCATTACCGATGAGAAATATCTCGCGTGGATTGAAACTAATTTGGGTCTCTCTTCCTTATATAACTGGACACAGCCGTCGGCTGTTCTGGCAAATGAAAAGATTGGTGAAAATATACGAATTATCGCAATGGTCCGATGGAACGCGTGGAAACAGCGCGTGAAGAAAGCATGCGCAAGTATGTTCAAATAGAGTTCGTTACCCCACGATAGAATATTATTATTACGACGATAGATTGACACAGTTCTCCCAATGCTACAACAAATGATACGAACTTGTTGACGTAGTTTGTTTCTTCCTGTGTGGGTAACGTAAATGGTTGACCAGGTGATGCCGCAATAAAGTCTTTCTTTCCTTTTTTATAGTCTTGTTTATCGTTTTTTATTATATTTGTTGTATATATTATATAGACAACAACTGTAATAACAGAGATACATGCGAGTATAACAGATAACATGGATGTACATGTTTCTGATTACGATGGCATTTTCAATTTTTAGATCCTTTAGAGTTCGCCGCGCTTCTTGCGCTTCGAGCACTCCTTCATGGCCGCACCCAGCTTGACGGCCGGATTCTTCTTCTTCATCTCATGGTACACCATCATGACTTTCTTGTTCCAGTCGGAAGCACCCTTTGACACCTTGCGGGTCTTGCGCTTGCCGCCCGTCTTGGCAACAACTGGGGCTGCGACAGGGGCCGCCACAGGGGCAGCAACTGGAGCAGGGACAAGAGCTTGATTTCCACCTTTGCTACGACGCTGACTACGCTTACGACTCTTTGACATCTCTATTCATGCTCCACATTTTATACACACCTAAAGCGGAACCAAAATATCTACCGTAGAGGATGTCCGATTTATCCAATTTTGTCAACGAGATCCAGTCCATGGCTCAAAGTGGAACTCAAAGTGGAACTCAAAGTGCTCAAAGCGGGGCGACTCAAAAATCCATCAAGCTTATGATCGTTTCGACCCATGTCAATCAA